CCACGACTTTCTGCCGCATCAATTCCGGCGTAACGACCGCCGTGCTGTCGGGGTTAAATATCTCAACCGCGTTCACACCACCACCCATCGTGAACCGCTGGCGACTGTCACCGTAGTGCCGCTGGCCACTGTTATCGGGCCTGCCGACATACCGGAGGTGCCTGCAGCAATTGTGTAGCTGGTGTCAATAGTTAAACTATTGACAAATATACCATTGCCCGCTACGAAATGCTCCGATGTTAATTCACCTGTGCTAGGTTTGTACAGATATTTGGCGTTGCTGGTATAGATGGTCGACAGCGAACCGGACGTGGCAGCTGCAAACGTCGGGTAGACGTTCGTGGCTGTAGTCGTGTCGTTCGTAATCGTTGCGCCCGAACCGGTCGGCAGCGCCCAAGAGGCTGTCGTGCCGTTCGATGTCAGCACGTAGGTATTAGCACCAATCGGCAGGCGGGTCGAGCTGTTGACGCCGTTACCAAGGATCAGATCGCCCGTGCTGGTGACAGGCGACAAGGCGTTAAAGGCTGCACTGGCAGTCGTCTGGCCTGTGCCGCCGTTGGCGATCGGCAGCGTGCCAGTTACCTGCGTGGTCAAGCTGACGTTTGACAGCGTGCCGCCCAAAGTCAAGCTGCCGCTAGATGTGACCGTGCCAGACAGGCTAATGCCGTTGACCGTACCGGTGCCAGACACGCTAGTGACCGTACCCACGTACTGGTCATTCGACGTGATGGTGAAGTTGGGGTACGTGCCCGAAATGCTAGTTGTGCCCGCACCGGTTAGCGACACCGTTTGGTCAGGCAGGGTATTGGTAATCGTAAAGCTGGGGTACGTGCCCGACGTGCTGATGCCTGTGCCGCCGGTCAACACCACCGTCTGGTCTGGCGCCGAATTGTTAATCGTAATAGCTGTTGAGCCGTTATAGGTCGTGCCGGCGCTGTACGAGATACCCGTGCCTGCGGTCAAGGCATTGGCTACGCTGCCTGCTTGGCCTGTCGTGTTTTGATTAAGCGTCGGTACGTCCGCAACCTGAATAGCGCCCAGAGCCGCATTAGTGCCATCTGAGCGCAGGTAATAGCCTGACGTCTGCGTGCCTGTTAAAGCCGTAATGGCCGCCGCTGCCGTAGTTTGGCCGGTGCCACCGTTAGCAATCGCTACTGTGCCTGTGACATTGGCCGCATTGCCGGTGATGTCGATAGCCCACGTACCAGACGCGCCAGAACCTGTTGTGCTGGGCACGCTCAAGTTAGTGCGGGCATTCGCTGCTGTAGTGGCGCCTGTGCCGCCATTATCGACGTCTAAGGTGCCAGCTAGGGTGATGGTGCCGGAGGTTGTTACAGGCCCGCCAGAGGTTGTTAAACCCGTTGTGCCGCCCGATACATTGACCGATGTGACCGTGCCTGACCCGCCGCCGCCTTGGTTGGCCTTATTGAGCAGGTTTAAAAAAAACCGGTACCAGTCACGCGAGACCATACCCGTCCGGTCGTCGGAGATCGGCGACTGGTTCTTAGGTATCTGCGGTTCGTTATCTGGGTTAGGCATTGGTGCCGGTCAACGCGAGTTCGGCACCCATAATGGCGATCTTGACGGGGTCAGTGCCTGATACCTCGTACACGCGGTCACGCAGCTTGTCAGTCATGCCTAAACGACGCCAGAACGCTCTAAACCCGTAATTGCCCATCTTGCCCATGCCCGCCCACTTCTCGTTCGACCATGTGTGACCGCCGTCATCTGAGAAGCGCAGCATGACCTGTGGGTCGTTGCCTTGGCCGGTCACAATGCCCACGCCCGTTTCGCACTCAAGCTGCAAGGCGTGTTGGGCGGTACGCTTTAAGTTGTTTTGGCCGGTAGGCAGCGCCCGCCATGACCGCAGCCACTTTTGTGGCAACGTGTCGTCAGCAAACACGTTGAGGTCATAAGCGTAAATCTTGCCGTTCTGGAAGTCGCCAACAACCACTTCGTTGTTGAAGAACATCTGGCAGTTTGCACGGTGACGGATGAACTGGCCATTGGCAAACCCAGCGCGCTCATGCCAGGCACCTGTGGCCACATCGAACACCCAAGTCTTCTGAGCAGTCGGAAAGGTCAGCACGTAGAAAGCGTGGCCGTCTTGCTGGTAGGTGAAAGCGATTGCGTCTGAGATAGTGCCGTAGCTCTGGATGGCAAACTCGACTGCGTGGGTTGAAATACGCTGGCCAGTGTAGCCGTTGGCACGGAACACCACGCCTTGGCCACGGGCATCCGACCCTAGCCAGAACAGCGAGTTGTCCATCTTAGCCACTGAGAAGGTCGCTGCGCAGCCGATCTCGTTGACCGCACCTTGGATGCGAGCCAGAGGGAACGGCGTGTCGCCTGCGTCGTACCAAACTTCAACCGATTGGGTGCCAAACAGCCATACCTCGCGGTGGTCGACAAACAACGAAATGAGGTTGTCCGGCATACCTTCAGCACTGGCAAACGACAGTGGGTCGAGCTGGGTGCCATCAAGCAGTTCAGACGTCCAGAACTTTTGGGAGTTTGGCTCTTGGAAAACGAAATAGCCGTCCAAATAGCCCACAGTCACGGCGCCTGGGAAGTCTACATCCGTAATTTCGGCGTACTCTTCAGTCGACGCGTCGTAGATGTAGCCGTCTGGGTTGGCCGCAATGAAAAGCTGTGTGCCATTGTCGACCATCGACACGGGGCCAGTGCCGCTGACGTTACCCAGCGGTATCGACGTCCAATCGCTCGATATGCGGTAGAGCTTGCTGCCTGAGACGGCGTAGCCGTAGCTGCCGTACTGCCACAAGCCACGGATAGGGCCGGTGCCAACGGTCGCCAACTTACGCAAGCCTGGCGCCCGGTTCAAAAACGCAGGCTCCATACCTTCTGGCGCCGGTGTGGCTTCAGGGTACAGGTTCACCATGCGGCTATCCGCAGCGTTAACGCTGCGAGCCACATACGATTGGCCAAGGATAGGTGTTTTCATGTTGCCCCTAACTTACGGAAGCCTTTGCCCGTAGACCACAGCCAATCACCTAGCCGAGCAGCTAACTGAGGAGGGAAAAACTTATCGTGCGCAGGCGAGTACATGCGCTTAGTGCGCACGTTAACTTCAACCCAACGAGAACGAAAAGTAAATTCCATCAATAATTGCCAGCGTAAATGTTAAACCGCTGACGTGTAGCGACCAGCGAGTACGGCATGGACATCACGTCGTCAGGATTGTTGATGCGCTTGAGGTTACGCTTAGACGTCATGGCAATACGCTGCACTTGCGGCATAGGCTCAACACCAAACTCATTGGCAATTTCCATCGCCAAGTTGTACTTAAACGCACGCAAATAACCCGGCGGAAACGACAGCACGGTGTTCAAGGTTGCAGGCTTAGTCAGCTCCTGCACCGACACAAAGTGCCACTCCAGAACCCTTGTGGGTTGGGGGTAGATTGTCATGGTAATGTCTGGGAACGTATTGTTCACAAACATGACCTGCGGGTAGGTGCTGGTAACCGTCTTGACCGCAATGCCGTTGTACTGCTGCTGGTTAATCAGCTTGATGCCGTAGGACACGTTGGTGCTAGCGTCACGGAAGTACGTTGCGTCGTCAATCAGAACGGGGCGGTTGCCCACAAAGTTGCCGCTAGGCCCAAGCGTACGGGTGATCTCGCCAGGTGGCCAGTTAAACACTTGGTCTTCCGTGCAAAACACGGCTAGGCGCTCAGTATTCCACGAATCAATCATCTGATTCATGGCGGATAGCGCGTCTTGTGCTGCCTGCGGGGATGGCTCTTCACCTTCAGCCAGCTGGCCTATGAGCCGAAGCGACGCTTTAATCTGGTCGAAGGCGGTTGCCATTTACACTCCTTTAAGCTGCCGCCTCTACAGTGGTGCGGCTACGACGACGTTTAACTTCCAGTTCATTGGCTGGTGCCGCCGCTTCAGGAGCTGAAGGCGTGTCGGGATTATACCGAAGCCAGCCATTTTGTTCATCAAATTCGGCTTCCATTTCCATCGTAGCGACTTTGGTGCCGTGAACTGGGTGCTGTAAATAAATAGGCATGAGAGAACGGGGCCGAAGCCCCGCCTTTTAATTAGCGGCGATTAAACCGACAGTTTCAAGACGCGATTCAACTTGAGCAAGGCGGGCTTGCAAGTTGGCGATTACAGCCAAAACAGTATTACCTTCGTCTTTGGTTGCAAAGCCAAAAGGGGTAGTCTGAGTCAAGTCTTGAATTGCAAAATCAAGCGTGCCTGGTGCAGTGCTGGTAATTGAGGTCAACTGAGTAGTCAAGGCAGCGCCTTGAACTACGGGGGTTGTACCGTAAAAACCAGCGGTGCCGCCAGATTTGCCCATAATTGCGCCGTCAAGTTGCGCGTCTTCAAACGCAACGCCTACAGCTTTTGTATTTGGCATGATTTATCCTTTAAAAATGGGGGCCGAAGCCCCCATAGCATTAAGAAATGCGGTAGCAAGTCCAAGTACCGTCGCCGGTCTTGCGGGCACGGAAGTGACCTGAAGTGTTTTCAGTCACTGCCATAGTGCCAACCAGAGTCCAGCCAGTAGCTGTTGCAACCGTTACGTCGTCAGTACCAGCATCGATATTGATAACGAAGAAGTCAAACGCTGCGTTAACTTTAGATGCGCTAGACACGTCTGCTTCCAGATCAGCAACGGTTGGCAGAGTCAGATTGCCAGCAGTGCCGTTGAAAGTGAACAGACCATTTGCAAGTTGAGCAGCAGTTGCGGTTGCAGCTGCGGTCAGTGCAGTTGGCGCGCCCTGAACAAACAGTTGAGCTTCACCAGTATTGCCATCGCCGAGCTGGTAGCCACCAGCACCATTAGGAAGAGCCATGATAAATATCCTTTAAAAAATGTTGTTAATGGGGGCCGAAGCCCCCACCAAGACTTAACCCCACATGCGGCAAGCCATTTGCGGACGGATCGTGCTAAAGCCGTACAGCACGTCAATACGGCAAGGCAGACGGTCGTTGTTGATGTCGTACTGACGAACAACACGCAGCGAGATGCCGTTGTGTACTTGACGCGAAGCCATGTCGACGCCTTGTGGCAGCAACAGGTCGGCGGTAGCGAAAGTGATCGCATCCTTATGGTAAATAAGGTTCTGAGCGTACTGGCTGCTAGCTGCACCCAAGAAGGTGACGGCTTTGCCGGTAGCAGGCAGAGCGGTCATGGTGGCCAGAGCGTGGCTTGCCGAGTACATCGGTGCCACAGTCACAGTCCAAGTACCAGCAACGGCAGTGGCGTCAGCCAAAGCCACGAACTGGAACAGCGAACCGGTGGACTCACGGGTCTGTGGGTTAACCGCAAAGCTGTCAGCGATAGTGAACACGTCGCCAGCTTTGATGGTGGTTGTCACAGAACCCTGCTCCAGCAGGATCGTGGACGCGCCTTCAGCAGTCACGCCTGGAGTCTTGACCAGAGTAGAAGCAGAAGCGTCGCGCGAGCCAGTGGTGTGCTGCTTGATCGACTGAGACATGTTGACTTCTTCAAAGCCCAGAACACCAGTGCCCATCATGCCGTTCTTGAACTGGCTGGAGATGGTGTTGGTTGGGTTAAACAGACCTTTCATGCCTTCAACCAGACCAGCGTTAGCAGCTGGGTTAACGGTTGCGTAGCGTGGTGACATCACAGCTGCGTTTTCGTTCAGTTTCTGCTGGGCTTGCAGCAGAACGAGCGAAGTCGAAGGCGTGGTGCCAGGCGTGCCGACCGAGTTACCAACGGTCTTATATGCGTTAGCAACGTCAGCGTCGATCGACGATGCGAGCTGAGAAATACGAGGCTTCAGAACACGCTCTGCGAAGTCATCCAACTGCATGGTGAGTTCGGCAGAAGTAAAGTTCACGCCGATGTGCTTTTGCGAAGCAACAGTCAGTGTGGTGAACTGTTCGTTGTCGTCCTGAACTTGCAGGGCGGCACCGTCGGTTACCAACGCGCGATCCGGTAAACGGATACGCAGTGTGGAACCAATTTTTGCGCCTTCAACGGCGAAAGAATCGTCGTACTGACGATTGACGTTACGAGTGATTACCAGGTTGTTCTCAAGGATTTCGAGAGCCTTCCGAGTAATCATGTCGATGGTAAGAATCGAGTTTGCCATGATTTATGTCCTAAAAAAAGTTAGCGATTACGTTGAGCTTCCCACTTCTTGATCTGGCGCTGGCGATCCGCCTCAATCCATTCTGACGTACTCATGCTCTTGACGGAGCGAGGGTCAGTCGTGTCATAAGACGGTGAGCCAGAACCACGTCCACTAATAGGCGCTATCGGTGGTGGGGCGCTAGTTGTCTTTTTTAAGACCGGTTCTGAAGCAATTTTGGCTTCCAGTTTGCCGATCTCTTTAGCCTGCAAAATTGGCGACAGGCGTGAAATCCGGCTGGCTTCATTTGGGTGGGTACCCAAGTAGTAGGCCAGATCGGGGCCGATGTCGGACGATTGAATAGTCTCAGCCATCGCGGTCGTAATCGGCAGTGCAGGGTTGTATGCGACTTGTTCAAAGTCCTCATACTTAGCCCGCGCGTCCTCTTCACGATCTTGATACGCCTCAATCACACTCATGCGTTCACGATCAGCTTCACGCTTGGCCAACAATTCCTCTGCTTTTCGTACCGCCAATGCGTCGGCGTACTCATCAACAGAATTGAAATTCTCGACCGGTGGGAGTTCGGCAGGTGCGGCAGGCGCTTCTTGCGCTCGACGTGCCTGTTCTCTTTCCCACTTACGCTGTTCTCTTGCAAGCCTTTTGCCAATGGCAGCGTCTAGTTCTTCTTGTGTGAAGACTTTAGCTGGCTTTGACTCATC